CTATTTATTATCATCCTCTTCTTTGCGGTCGGCTCTTGGATGGGCTTTTTTGTACTGTTTTTTGAGTTCTGCTAAACTTGTATTGGTGTATACTTGTGTAGAAGCCAAACTGGAATGCCCCAGTAATTCCTTAACAGTATTCAAATCGGCACCATTATCCAACAAATGGCTTGCGAAAGAGTGGCGCAATACGTGAGGACTTACGTCTTTCTTGGGTGTAACGGCGCTAAAATACGAATTTATAATTCGATACACAAGGGTAGAATATAGTTTTTTACCATTTTTAACTAAGAATAAATAGTTTTGGCTTTTTTCGTTTGCTACTTCCTCTCTTAATTTTAAGTATTCTTTAAGCGTTTCTTCTAACTCTGGTATAATGGGGATATAACGTTCTTTATCGCCTTTACCTGATACTTTGAGTTGTTTTTGAGCTAAATCGACATCGGATAAGCGGAGATTTGCTAACTCGGAGCGTCGTATTCCTGTAGCGTATAACATTTCGATTACGGCTCTATCTCTGACTTCATCGAAAGAGCTTTTACTTGAGAAATAAGATAGTACTTTTTCTATTTCAGCTTCAGAAAAAGGTAACTTTTGCCTTTTTTCTGTTTTCAACAAGAAAATTCCTTTTTCAAACGGGCTCACCTCTATTTGTTTTGTTTTCTTCAAGAAGGTGTAATAAGTTTTCAAAGCTGATAATTTCCGGTTGATACTTCTAAAGGACATCTCTTGTTGGGATAGTTGTATAATCCACTTTTTGATATCCTCCTGATCTGCTCTTTCTAAAGGGCATTCCTCTTCCTTATCTTCATACTCACTTTTGATGAATTTCTCAAAAGCCCTTAAATCGTGCTTATAAGCTTCCACCGTATGAATAGAATACTTCATTTCTATTGAAAGATAAATGATAAAGGCATTGATTGACATAGTTTCATTTTTTTTGTTGATTAAATAAAAAGATATAATCCTAAGCAGAGTAATACTCTTTTTATCACATAGCAAAATAACTAATTATTCTTGGAACAAAGAGTTAAATAAATGTTAAATTTTCAAATATAAAGTTAAGTATTTTGTTTAACCCTATAAATGAGATAGTTATATTGCTATTTTTTCATCCTCAATCCCGCAGAATCCTTTTCATTTCTCCTAATTTCTTTAATTTCAGTGAAGATGTTAGTTTTCATAGGCAAATGTACAAATAATATTTTTATCTACAAAATAAAATTCACTAAAACACCTATTATTATTTTTTAACAAGTATTTTCTTATTTATTTAGAAGCCTTTCTTTTTCTTTACGGATTTGTATCAAACGATAGTTTTCAGTAGGTATAGGATACGCTGAAAGTTTGTGTTTTTCTAAGAAACTTTTGAGTTCATTTACTATACTCTGTGCTGAATAAGCATCGCGTATTTTATGTATTACCCACCAAGTTTCGTTGGCGTTGTAGATATCGGTGGAGAGAGTGAGAACTTCCGAAATGGCTTTTAGCTTTTCGGTGAGAGTTTCTTTTAATTTTTCACGCATTTCGGGGGTTGTGCCTGTAATCACTACCTTCCATAAAGTAGCTTTATCATCGGAGATATATTCCTCATTAGCAACATCCTTCAGTTCTTCCAACAAATTTTTTGCTTCTTCACTTTCGGCAGTAGCAGGATAGTTAGTTGCTATCTGTTGCAACTGAGCCTGATAAGGAGCTAATCCTTCTAAGCGAGCTGTAGTTTTAGCCTGCAAAAGAGCTATTGCAGGAGCTGCTGCCGTTTCACGATACTGCAATCCTTCTTCTTGCAATCGGCGAGCGGTTTCTATAAATTCACCTCTATTATACTGAGCGGTAAGGCTATCCACAAACACTTGAGCAATTTTGTTGCGTTCGTGCTGGGTAGTTTCTCCTCCTTGCAAAAGTTTTGCATAATCGGTATTAGGATAATTCGCTAACAGACGACTTTTTGTAGTTTCAGCTTTAGAATTGTGAGTATCAGTATAGTTTTTTTGCAATTCGTAGAGAGCTGCAGCTTCAATTTCAGGGGTAGGATTGCTAGCAAGCACACGCTCCAAACGCTGAATAGCTAATTCATTCTCTTTGAACTTAGCTCGATAGAGGACACCTAATTGGTAGAGCGCCTCGTTGCGATTGGCTGCCAATTGGTTGATTTCAGTTTCTGTTTTAGGGAGTTTAGCCAGATAGCTATCAGGGGTTTCTACTTGCTTTTCTACAGTTTTTGTCACAGTTGTTGAGGCTGTAACATCGGCTACTACCCCACTCCCCACTGATGACCAGCGCCAATTATCTTCTAACTTTCTATCACCCCAATACTGTTCAAACTGCTGTTTGCCATAAGCTACACTCATAGGGTTGTAGAAATAGAATTTACCGCCTTTTTCTGGAGCAACATCAGGAGTAGAAAATCCCATACCTGTATTTTTAACTTTGCTTGTTTGCTCTTTTTGAGTGCGCAATGCTGCTATTTGCTGCATAGAGTCGATATGCTTTTGGTAATAGGCACGGCGTTCAGTTTCGGGCATACGTACTACTTTTAGCACACTGTCATTCTTTCTTACAACGTACTCTAATTCAGCTATTTTAGCTAAATTATCTCTTTTTCGGCGCACATATAAATGTTCAAAAGTGTTTTCGGGGATATAAGTAAGGGTGCTATCCAAATGTTGATAAGCCCCTATGTAGTCTTTTTGATCAAAAAATAGTTCAGAAAGACGTGTATGAGCTTTTGCTTTTAGCGGATTATTCTCTTTATTATTATGCAAAGACTGGCGATAGTAATCGGTAGCGACTTTTTTCTGGTCGTTCTTCAACAATTCGGCGTGAGTGTAGTAGAGCACATCAAGGTAGTTTTTGTGTTCATAACGATTTTCGAGTTTACGCAAATAGGCTAAAAACTCTGCTTTTTCTTCGGGAGTGAAAGTTTTGTTACGTGCTTTACCTGCTTGAGCTTCTACCCATAATTTACGCGGAATTTTCCAATTCTGTTTTACAACTTTCTCAAAAGCTACCTCAGCTGAATCTTTTTGATGTTGTTTTTCATAGAGTTGTGCAGCGATGAAATAGTAGCGACCACGCAATGCTTTGTTACGTGTGTATTTACCTGCATTATAGAGAGCATCGGCAGCTTGAGGGTATTGCTCTTGATTGATATAAGCCTGCCCTAAAGTAGCATAAGCCTCTGCCCTATCATTGCGACGCAATTTAGGATTTTCTTTTAGAAACTCGGTGAGTTTTTCAATCGCTATTTTGTCTTTACCAAGACGAAGATTAGTTTTTTGTGCCCATACAGCAGCTTCGGGAATACGTTCACTTTTACCATAATTGGTAAGCAAGTGATTGAATGCCTCTAAAGCAGGGAAGAAACGCTCGTCGTAATAACGCGCTTTTCCCAAAAGCATATAAGCATCGTCTATCTTATAGTTGCGTTGCACTCCTTTGAAGACCATAGAGTGACGCTGGATAGTTTTAATTGCTTTATCTTCAGCACGCTCGAAATTAGGATTTCCCATACCATCTAACTGTACCTTACCACTAAGCCCAATAGGTTCCACTGGCAAGACTTCACTAAAGTTATCTTGGTATTTTTCGCGTAGTTCGTTAAGCCCTTTAGCATACGCCTCCTCACCATTGAAAAGCACATTGTACTTAGTAACTATAGGCTGCATTTGGCGGTTGTAGTAGGTGTTAGCATTAGGGGTACAAGCTATTACAAGCCCTATAAAAACCCCTACAAAGGTGCTATATAATAAGATTTTTTTCATTATATTTAGTGCTGTAAGAATGGGCGAAGATACTACTTTTTTTGTAAAGTATGAAATCTTTAACACTAATTTAACGTGAATTTAATATCAGGAATATCATAAGATAAACTTTCTAAAGTCTCCCACGAATTTCACGAATTTACACAAAATCACAACTATATACCCCCCTATGTTACATTATCTCACAAATTTTCTCCTGACGGTGAATTATTTATGAGTATATAGTAATACATTGTTATAAATCAATACTTTATTATATCAAATCAAGATTAAAATAAGAAAGAAAAGACCTCTAAACAGAGGAAAAACCAATTAAGTCTCTGAAAAAGTAACAGACGGTATCCTCGGTTTTGCAAGCTTTGTTTAGAGTGAGTCACAACTCTGTCTTGTCTTTCTTCCCAATAATGAATACAATGGAGTCATTCCCTTTCGTTATTCCGCAATACCTTATTTTGTGAGGGGAAGACGGTTTATATAAATAAGTGGCGGTTTGTTGTTTCTAAATCTCCTCCCATAGGATAAAGAAATTCATATACAGTTCCTTAGCAGAAAGTTTAGGATACAGATAACGAATGAGCTTTTTAGTAAGTTTCCCTTTGCTCATCCCTGCAAAAATAAGTTCATCACCCTTATACATTGTTAGTTGCTTGGTTGCTGTTGAAAAATGTATAGTAAGCACTTCTTTTCCGTTTGCATAGAATAGGAAACTACTCACTACATCATTTAGCAAAGGATATTCTTCTTTATACCCTCTTTTATTCCTTAATATCCTTAGCAAATGGTTTCCCTCTGATAGTGGAAGGCATTTTCTTCTCTCTGTGATATGTTCTTCTTCAGGAGCTTCAGGCCACGAAGTTTCTTTTGTCCAGCCCGTACGATGTACAACTACAAGACTATCTATTTTTCCCTGATAGAGCTTGCTAAAATCCATTGCTTTAGGATATTGCGCTAATGCGAGACAAGGGAGGAGGAGGAAAAATAAACGGAACATAGTTAAAGGTAGAAGAGTTGTTTGAATGTGAATAAATTCAAAAAATTTCTCTAATAGAAAAATTACATAATAGGTATTTTATTCTATTTTTTATTTGCAAATATTTAAGTGTAGAATAATTAATTTCTATGGTTTAAAAACATCCTAATTTTTGGTTTATATTTTATATTTTTCACTTTTAATGTATTCTTCTACAGAGTCAAGGAAATGAGTTAAATGTTCAATAGTAAAATCTTTATAATTTTTTAATCCTAAAATATTATCTATCTCATTATACGTAATTTCTCTTCCTATTTCAGAAAAAGACTTTTTGCCATGAACTAAGGAATTTCTATATTCTTTTATTTTTTGTAGACATTTACCATGTTTATCCTCATTGTAATAATGTTTTGTAGAAAAGTCAATTCCTAAATCATTTGAGACCTTTCGTATCTTATTAGCATCAAGACTTCCTCCATATTCAATCCTATTAATTATTTCAATAGGTATATTATTTATTATTTCATCTACTATTTGATGAAATCTCTTAAATAGTCTTTTTTCTGTAATAGTTTCATCATATTTATATTTATGTTTAGACCAATATAGTCTAATTTTTTCACTAATATCTGTATATGAAAGATTTTGTTGCTTTATTTCATCAAAAATAGCAACAACAGTATTAAGAATCGTAGATTCAATTAAATTATAAAGTATTAAAAAACCATTAGCTTTTAAAATCTTAAACAATTCATCATTGATAATAAAAGGCTTTTCTTCACCTTTTTTAAATAGAAATACATATTCATACTCTACTTTTTCAAGGAAAGAAAAATAGTTCTCAACTTCACAAACTTTTGAGTCAAAATCATTTCTAAAAATCATTTTTATCCAAAACTTAAATCTTCTTTTTTTATTCTATTAAGTAAACAATCTCTTACAAATTCAATTCTACTTATTAGTTTATTCCTATTATTAGCTGCATCAGATGTTGTATGTATTTTAAATTCTTTAGAATCAATCCAATCCATATACACAGGTTCTAAATTTATATTCTCTCTAAGTGCTAAATTAGTTCCTATTGAAATAGCTTCAAACCTAACTCTAGGAATGGCTTTTGTATTTTCCTCCTTTTTAAATCCATTTGGAAAATATTTTTTAACAAAATTTAGAGTAGCATTCAGTTCATTTTGTTTCTTTATTTTTTCTTCTTCTGTAAAATTATCTTTTTTATTTGAGATATATTCATCTATAAATGTTTTTACAGAATGTGAAAATTCCATATAATTATCTGAATAGGCAAAAAAACGAGAAATTAATTCTTCTTTTTCTCCTCTAAGTTTTTCAGAAGGTTTTGCTGAGGAAAAAACCTCATTAAAAAGAGTACTTTCTGAACAATCTAATATAAAAGAGTAGAAAGAATTTTTCATAAAAGCACCTTTTCGTATCTCTGCTTCTGTTAATTTTTTTCCTGTAGAATTTATTCGGTTGTAAATATCAGCTCTTATACCTTCATTTGCTTTCTCTGAAAAAACAAAGATCCTCAAACCTAAATCCTTAAATTTTCGTTGTCTTGATGGATGTAAATCTTTAAATCTATAATTATTTAAATTTTCTAACAACTTTAAATTTGTAATCTTAAATTTATTATCAACAAACTCCTTTATTGTTGTAAGTCTCTGAACTCCATCTATTAATTCCATATTGCCAGTCTCATCTAAAGTAAAGGCAAATAATGGAGGCATTGGGACTCCTAACATTAAAGATTCTATGAATTTGCATTTTAAATCATTTCCCCAGACAAAATTTCTTTGATAAGAAGGAATAAAGATTATAGAAGATAAGTTACTTTTTTCTAATTCATAATCTCTTCCTTTAAATTTTTCTAAAGCAATTTCTATAGTATATTCTCTAAGATTATAGTTATAATCTTGTTGTAGTTCTTTAATCTGTCTTTCTAACTCTTCTATACTTTCCTTTTTATTTTTCATATTATTTTAGTTTTAAATGCTGTTTTATACTTTTTGCTATCACTTCTCCCAATTTTACTGGAACTGCATTCCCTATTTGTCTTGCTATATTTACAACAGGAAGGCTTCCTTCTTGTTCATTATAAAAAATATAATCTTTAGGAAATGTTTGGAATAAAGATGCTTCTCTTAAAGAAATAGCTCTATCTTGCTCAGGATGTCCAAATCTCCCGTTCCCATATCCTATACAATGAGTTGTCATTGTAGGAGATGGCTCCTCCCATTTCATCCTTCCATATACACTAGGATATGACTTTCCAGACTCTTTTTTATGACAAGCTAATTTAATATCATCATCCCAGTCCTTCCAACTTCCTCCATATGGAGTTTGTTGTATACGTTTCTTATTTAAAGGACTTAACTTTCTTGCATAATGAAGTCTATCCAATTCATTATATTCTCCATCTTTTATAGCAGGTAATTGTCCTATAGCATCTCTTACTGTTACATAATTATCTTTAGAATGAGTTTTATCTATGAGTTTAATATTACCAAATTTGGAAGCTAGTAAAACTAATCTTTTCCTATGCTGAGGAACACCATATTCAGGACAATTTACTATTTCATAATGAATAAAATACCCCATTTCTTCTAAAATTTTTAAAAAATCATTAAAAACAGGTGCTTTCTTAAAATTCAATAATTGTGGAACATTTTCCATAGAAACAATATCTGGATTAACTCCTTTTATCAATCTTGAAAATTCATAAAGAAGTTTCCATTTTTCTGTTTCTCTCTCTTCATCATCTTCTTTTTTATTTTTAAATGAGTATGATGAAAAAGGTTGGCAAGGAGCACATCCTACAAGTATTTTAATTTTTGTATCTTTATATAATTTGTTAATATCTTCCTTTGTAACATCAGAGATATTTTTTGAAATAAATACAGCTCTATTATTTATTTCATAGGCATATTTGCAAGTATTGTCAATATCAAAACCTGCAATAACATTAAAACCCTCTTTAACAAATCCTTGTGATAAACCTCCTATTCCACAAAATAAATCTATGTATAATCCGCAAAACGAAATGTACTAAAAATTAAAACGAAATGTACATTTTTTGAGCGTTTGAGCGGGGGTTGAAAGGGGCAAAGGTAATAAAAAAACACGGATAGGCAGGGTGCTTATCCGTGTTTTTTTGCCTATACATATTATATAGGGTAGTTGGAAGTAAGGACTTCTATACGCTTCTTGCCTGTGCTATTGCTGCTCCCTAAATGCATTGACACTTCTTTTTGATGCCAACCGTGCTGCTGTACGTATTTGGTTAGCTCTTCATTGTGGTAGGAGCTTAGCAGGAATTTGCCTTTGAGGGTGGCAAGTGTGGTTAATAGTTGGTTAAAATGTTCCTGTTCATAACCTCCGTAATGCCCTTGCTTGGCTCCTACATAGGGTGGATCTACATAGTGGAAGGTGTCGGGGGTGTCGTGGCGGGTGAGGACTTCGCTGGCATCGTTGTTGTCTATTTGAACGCCTCGCAGGCGAGCGGAGTAGGTGTCGGTAAAGTTGGTAATTTTGTTGTTGAGGGCTGACACGTTCTTGCTGTTGGTTGTGATACGGCAGTTACCAACTTGGTTAGAGTAACCGCAGTTAGTGGCGTACCAAAATGCCCACGCTTGTTGCACTTCGGTAAAAGCAAAAGGGGCGTGGTAGATTACCAATGCTGACTTGTAGGCTTCACGGCTCACAACTGACTGCTGTACGAGGGTTTGTAGTTCGGCAAAGCGTGTTTGCAGGACTTTATAGAAGGTATAAACATTGGTATTAAAGTCGTTGATGATTTCGGTTTTGACGGGCTGTTTTGCCCAAAAGACTGCACCTCCTCCGAAAAAGGCTTCGGTGTAAATAGTATGTGCAGGGATAAGGGGTAGGATATGTGGCAGCATTGTTTGTTTTCCACCATAGTAGGATATTGGCGTACGTTGCCAAGTATTGGATGTTGATTTCATTGCTTATGTTTCTTAGTATTTGTATATCATTAAATCTTCGTATGAACTTGAGTAATTGACACTTGTGCTAACGGTTACCCGCGTAGTGTTGTTGAATGGACTGGGGAGGTTGTATTCGTTGGCAAGGAAGTCGAAAAGGTCGAGGAGTTGTCCTTTATTGCTTCCGAAGTAGATGTAACGGGGCATTGTATTAAGTGCTTTGACTATGTGTAGGTAGTCCTTTAGCTTCCAATCTTGCGCACCACGGTAGGAACTGATGTCGGTAGAAAGATAGGGTGGGTCGAGGATAAAGACGGTATTTGGGGTATATTCAAACTCGGCGATGAGTTTGCGATAGTCGGTTTGACGACGTTCTACTCCTGCAAGATAACCATCAGCATTGTAGGGTGTTTGAGAAACTTTAGCATAGAAGCCGTCTTTAGCAAGGGCTTCCAAGCTGGTGGCGTACTTGCCGCTGAAAAGGAGATTGGCAGAGAGGGTAATATAATCTAAGGCTTCGGGTGGGTATTGGCGGAGGACTTCCAAAATAGTGGGTTTTACTTCATTGATACGAGTTCCTTTAGGGTGATTTGCTACGATTGGGCGCAATTGGGCGATGATTTCGTTGGTGGTGGGTATGAGTGCCAATCGGTGAGCGAAGTCGTCGTAATCGTTCCATATTACGCGGGCGTTGGGATGAGTGGTTTTGACGGTGTGAGAGAGCAAGCCTGAACCGCCGAATAGGTCGATGTAGGTGGCGTTGGCAGGGAAGTGTTTTAGGGCTTCTTTGAAGTGTTTGACAAATTTTCGCTTTTGCCCTTGAAAAGGTAATGGTGATGTAGTGTGATTTTTCATTTTTTTTAGTGTTAGTGTTCGGTTTATCTTCGGTTAGTGTTCGGTGCGAGCCGCACTGGTAGTGTTTTTTTGGTGTTTTAAAAAATAGTTGTACTTTTGCAGTCCCCAACTTATAGGAAACAAAAAGCACGCTGACGCAGAAGACATATTGTCCTCCGCAGTCAGCGTGCTGATGTTTCTATGAATAAGTTGGGGAACTTTAGTAGAAAAGCGGAGGACATTTTTTATACTGCTATCCTCCTATTTTAGCAGTGCTTTAAAAGCGTTTTAAAAGCTGTTTAAATTCTTATTAAATCTTCCACCGAAACGGCTTAAACTTCCAAATGATAAATACTAACACGGCAATAAGCAAGAGCCAAAGGGTATGCCTTACGGGGCTACTTGTCACTTGTTTGCTTACTTGCTTAACTTGAGTGTATGCGTGTTTTTGTACTTCGGCTTTAGTTCTTGTGTATGAATTATTATAAAGGGTACTATCAGCCTGCTGTAGGCTCTTAGAATGGGTGCTTGTAGCTCGTAGCTTAACCTTTCCGTTGAGTACTCTTATAACTTCATTATCGCCGTCACGAATGCGGGTGTAGATAAGTTCACGTGGTTTGCCTACACTATCGGTGAGGCTTTCGAGTTCGAGTTCAAAGGACTGGTCGGACTGGTGGGACAAGTCTGTTTTGCGACCTTCATAGGCAAAAAGCTGTGAACTATCCTTGTAATGGATAAAGTGCTCTTTCTGGGCGTGACGTTGCTCGGTAGAGGTGACCTTGCGGGTACGGCAACCTACTAAAGCAAGGAACGCTAATAATAATAGGGTTAATTTTCTCATTTGCTAATGTTTTTGTATTCGTCTTTTGCGTTGAAACAAGGGCAAGCTTTAGCTACTCCTGGGAAGTCTCTATGACCTAAGATTTCAGCTTGTGGGTATAAAGCCTTTAACTCTTTGAGAAGCTTTTTAAGGGCTTCTTTTTGGGCATCGGTGCGGGTGTCTTTGGGCTGCAGCGTGTTTTTATCTATCCCCCCAATATAACAGATACCGATGCTGTCCTTATTGTGTCCTTCTACGTGGGCAGGAATTTTATTTACATCTCTGCCCTCTTCTATGGTGCCGTCGAGGCGTACGATGTAGTTGTAGCCGATTTCGTTAAAACCTCTTTGTTTGTGCCATAAATTAATGTCTTTGGCGGTGTGGTCGCGACCTTCGGGGGTTGCCGAGCAGTGTACTACGAGGTAGCGGATGTTGCGTGTGCTTTTTTTCATTGGGTTTGTTATCGTTTTGTTATTCTTAAGGTGATTAAATCGTTTGTGTGATATACTTTAGAGGTTGATGTTGCTGTTAGAACAGTATAAGGATACTCATTGGTGTTTTGTTTATCGTATCTGATAACATCTCTACCTTCATATAACCATTTTGTTTGTCCCAAGTTTTCATAGAAATAAGGGCAATTCTTAAATAGAAAATCTGATGTATGACTTTTACTTATTTTTCCTAACACTTTAAATGTAAGCTCAATTTCTTTTGTTACGCCCTTTTCTAAAATAGCCTCTATTGTTAGCGTGTTTGAACGCACCGTTTCTTCGTTTCCATCTCCAAAATATACCCAAGCTGAGAAGCGTATATTTTCGATATTAGCACTCAACTCATTGTATAGAGTTCTCATATCTATAGGTTTTTTATTTTGTGACCCCCATTGAAAGAATTGTATTGCATTCATAGCTTCTGTATATGTTTAATAAGTGGATACGGGGTGAGGCTCGCGACGATATCCCACCAGTCGATGAAGGTACGCTTGATATACTTGTCGTACAACTCTTTGGCGATTCCAACCAACAACACAACACCGATAGCCATAGCTAAGGCTGCCCATAGTGAGTAGAGTAGGTAAGCGGTTATAAAGGCTACAACAAATATTGTGTTACCTACCATAGAATGGAGCAGTTTGTCACTGCCTTTAAGTTTTTGAATGATTTTATTTTTCATAGCTAAATGTTTCTTATATCAATGTAACAATCATTACCATATCTTGATATTACAGCGGTAGAACCTTTCTTACCATTAAATTGATTATCAGTAGTATAAATAATATTTTTTCCATTACAAGAAAAAGAAACAACACCACTATCAAAAACTTTCCTAAATGATACACTACTTAAGTCATCAATTGTATTAAGTTCAATATTACAAGGTACTGTTACAAAAAGAGTTTGATTTTGATGTTCTTTTTGTAATGTCGTGTTTTGAGTGCACTCTACTCCTGCTCTTAAAATATCGTCATACCAAGCTAAATCTTCAGGTGCTGGTGACCAATCAGTTGCAATGTTTCCTTTTTCGAGTTTAACATTTCGTATCCAGAGTTTAGAGGTTACATCACCTGTATCACTCCCATTGTTATCAATACGTATAGAGCCTTTTGTACTTAAATTGGTGTCAGTAGTGAATGTAAGTGTCTCTCTTTTCCATTCTCCATTAGTATTTGGGATTTTCTTATTAGGTGCTTGAGAAAAGCCTTCATTTATAAAAAACATCTCAACACTTCTAATATTCTCACTTTTGTATTCCAAAGACAATGTATAAGTTGTATTCTTTTCCAATGTACCTCCTACTATACCATAATAGATATAATCTTCTACCGTACCTCTATACTCTTTATAACGCTCTTTCTTACTATCAGTGATTAGGTTACGTCCGCCAACTTTTATATTTTCATTTTTAAGTTCTGAAAGATTTGTAACTTCACCGCCAGCTAAAACAACTTTATCATTACCTTGCCCCCACAATTGTATACCCTTAAATTCACCTATAACTAAATCGTTGAAAGGTTTGTTTCCAAAAACAATATTTCCATTATCTCTAACGTGAATTTTTGTATTATCTTTAACTAACAAATCCCCATTTAAATTAATATCACCATTTACAGAACCACCGCTCAAAGGTAGATAATTCAATTCGGGTTTATCTGCAAGGTCATTATAGGAGATAGCATTCTCATCTATAACTTCACTGCCTGCCATTAGTTTGATCTTCCCATTCTGTACTACGATACCCGTAGGGATGTTACTGACAAAGTGGCTTACGGGGATACTGGTAAGGAGGTTATCACGTTTGTCTCTTAGTTCTAAGGTCTTGCCCGTTCTGTTGTACACCAACTTCGTCCCCTCGTCGTCCAAGAACATTAGGGATATACGCCTTACTACGTTGTTACCTTTCTTGAATTTGAGTTCCGTAGTACTCTCGTCCAATTCAATATCATAATCTTCGAGAGTATCAAGTTGTTGCTTGTAGGCGTTGGTAAAGTCATTAGACGAAAGTCCCTTTCCCTCTACTTTATCTACTTTCCCATCAAACAGCCCCTTATGAGCGTGGGTGTCGGAGAGGTGGTTTTGGAGTTGCTGAGCAGAAGCAGTACCTTCTATTATTCTATCTAAGCCGTCGATAGAGGACATAGGTATTTTCTCGCTTTTGTGCCAGAAACTGTCTATCCACGCCCAAAATTGCTCTTGGTTTGGCTTTTTGAAATTGGAAAACCATTTCTTTAATGTATTTATTGCTGTCATAATTACTTAATTAAAATCCAACATACTCAATGAATTGTACGACTCTATAAGGTGGCATATTGTTGTGATGCTGGTCTCCACCTGTACTTGTTGAAGTACGAGTGTCAATATCATCTATACTGAATTGTGAGTTATGCCCTATTCCTCTATCGGTGTCATTTATTTGTGTAGGAAGTCCTTCTATATTATGACTATGCGAAGGTATTTCGGCTATGGTGAGTTTGTGCGAACGTTCGCCGCCACTTTGGTTGAGTGCGTTGAGGCGATAGTCTTGTACATCGTCTTTTGTCTTAACATAATCAGGGTCAATACCTATTGGCATTCTACCTCGTAAGTTCACGTATTCTCTCCAGCCTGCGGGTATTTCTGATGCGGGTTTACCCCATAAAGCAATGAGCCCAATAGGCACAGCTTGTTTCTGCTTCTTGAGTTTTCCCACTTCGTCTTTTAACTCTTCAAGGGCTTTGTTTTCGGCTTTATTTTTGCCTAAATTTTGCAGGTTAGATACTCGTTGAAAGTCTTCCCAATTGTAAGTCTTTTCGGGGGTTGAGCGACCAAAAGCGGCTGTGCGAATGTTTTCTAAGGGACGGAGGAAGCCGTCGTCAAAGGTTACTTCGTTGGTTTCCTCTTTGATGATAACGGTATCTCCTTTCGCACCTCCTTCAAAGGGGAAAAGTTCTCCGTTGATAAAGATAGTACCAGGGGTGATGGTGTTGCCTATCTCCTCGCAACCTGAGATAATCGCCTTATTGCCTGCAAGGTGTCCAAAATGGTTAAATAGGTTGTAGGCGTTCTGCATAAAGGCGAGAATCCCAACATCAAAGGGATAGCCTGCGTTGTGTTCTGTATGTAACTTATTCATAATCCTCTCCCCGTTCCCCTCCCCGAAAGGGAGGGGCAATCCGCACGGGGTAACGGTTTTAGTTATGATTTATCTCCCATCGTTTGCCCGCGAGCTTGTAGAAGTTCACGAGGGCTTCAAGTTTATATTTGTCGTATGTTAAGTCCTTGGGAAGGACTACTATAAAATCTACGCCGCCGTCGATATAGTCGCCTCGTTGGTAGAGGAAGATTTTGCCTAAGTACAGGGGCTTATTTGCGCTACGGGGATAGATATACAACCTTTGTTTTTGCTTTCCGTCCTCGATACGGATACGCCGTTGTTCGTCGTCGAACTCATCATTGAGTGCCTTGCGCAGGTAGCATACTTGGCTGTTGTGAGCCAAGTTGTACAAGTCGGCTTGGCGTTCTCGATGAAAGTCGTACAGTAATTTGTGTAGGGGTGTTGCCAACATACGTAACCACGCTATGAGCTTCGGCTTGCGCAGGAAGGTAGGGGTAAGTAGCACGAGCAGTTTGTCGATTTTTAGGTTATACATTGCTAACGTAGGTTATATCGTTAAAGTTATCAATGGTAAAGTAGCCTGCGGTGGGTATCTTGCTAATTTCAATGGTTTCAAAAGCTCCGTAGTCTCCACCGCTGGTGATGTTTTTACTTTGTGCCAATACCAAATGCGGTATTTTCACTCCTTCGGCTTGTTGTAGCGCATCAATAAGGTGTGCTAATACGAGCTCACCATTGAATGGCAACCTTTTTAAGTAGCTTTTTATAGCCTCTTCTACTGGCTTGGTAGCGTGAATGATACTTTGTCCGTTACTATCAAGCAACAAAGGATCATATACTATCTTCATTTGCAAGTGCAGTATATCGGGTTGGTAGTTCACCACTGATAGGCGTACGCCCGCGTCTTTTATCTCTTGCAAGTAGGCTACAAATGATTGCTTTTGGGCATCGGTGATTGGTTGGAGTGTGTCGCCCTGTTCACCTGCTATTTTTACTATCAAACGCCCCTCGTTTTTGCTTTCAATCACTGCGGAGTACTTCACTATCTTACTTGCCTCTATCTGTTCCTCCGTGTGTCCTTGGTTGTTGAACTTATCGCTGTCGAGCAACAAATCAAAGCCGTATTGAAAGGCAAGAGCTTTGCTTCTATACCAACGTGCTGTGTGGGGTTTGAGTTCGGCAAGGCGTTTGTCAATATCCACCCTATGTAGGTCAAATAACTTTTCCAAACTCCATATTGCTACGGCTATTATATATACCCACAGTCGCCAAATCGCTACTTTGGAAGTGCTATTGAGGCTTTCCAATGCAGGCTCTTGTGCTTTGGCTTGCAGGATAAGGTTTTGTATCTCTTGAATGCTTCGTGCCATAGTTATTGTTGTGTTACTACAAAGTCTAAGTTAATCGCCCAAATACTAATACCCTCAAGGCGTTTAGCAACTTTCTCGTCTTCTTTAGAAAAGGCGGTTGCGGGCTGTAAGTTCTTTGCGGTGTAGTAGTTTAGTATATCTTTATTGCTAAATACCTCTGCAGGTAATACTAAGGTTTTGCCCGCTTGCACATCATCAGTGATGTTAATAGAGTTGGCTTCGGCAAACTCAAAGACGCTTTCTATCGTGCCCGTATGTTGCAGGGCAATGTCTAATAGACTTTGATTATGTAATACTGTTATCATCGTTGTCGTTGAGCTCAAAGGTTTTATAAAACTTCTTATTAATTATCTTGAGCAGTACTTTAGCAAAGCGAAAGCCTAAACAATCTAAGTTCTCCAAGAGACTCACCACGAGTTGCCATATAATCCCTATAAGTACTATCCAGTAAAGCCAATGGAAGGGGTCGAACTCAAAACCTCCAAGACTTGGAAACTCTACATTAGCCGAGAAGGTATGCAATATATAAATAGGTACAAGATAGGTGGCTATTTTCAGGAGCATACGCCCAAACTTGCGACTCTCGTGCTTCTCGCCCCTCTTTCGGGAGGCTTGTACCCCAGTGATCCACTCAAAGATAAGTAACACTACATAAGCGGTTAGGAATAAATGGTTGAAACCAAATAAGAAGTGCACGGTGGCAAATAGTAATGATAGTATAACGTCCATTTTGATAAATAGCATTGAAAAGGTGTGACCAAAGGATGAGCGTAAGAATTCGTGAGAGTCCCTAAAGCCAAAGCCTTGTAAGATGTAGTTGAGTTTTGTCATATTATTATTTTGTTTTTAACTTATTGTACCCGTTCCAGTACTGTTAGTAGCACCAGTTTGGGCGGTGGCTGTACCTACCGTGCTTACAGATATACCTGCGGCTACGGTTACTTCACCACTACGTACAAAGGCGTCAATAAGGGAAGCTAAACGTTCGGCGTACTCTTCTATACTGTCATTGGTTTTGGTAAGCATATCCTGATGAAGGTCAATAATGCCTTGTTTTAAGGCTTGTTTGTTTAGTGCCATAGTTTAATTATATTGTCCATCAATTAGTAATTTGCCATCCTCTTGTAGGGCTACATCGTTAATCTGCATACCGTCATACTCCAACTGTTTCTTTATTTCAATGAGGGTTTCAGTATAGAGGTCATCGGCGAGCATTTGGGCGATGCCTACCCCTACTTCGGGGTGTTCTTTCCATTCACCCTTCTCGGTAGTAAGGATAGCCTTTTGCTGTTGGTTATCGGAGTACCCCACCTCAAAATCACCTGCTAATAGGCGCAAATCGTTTTCCTCATCTATGAGTATATCTTTCATTAAGCTGTCTGCATTTGGTTTATACTGTTAATTGCTCTGAGGAGTTCCTCCTTGACCATCGCTCCAAAGTTCTCTACTCCTTCACGTACAGAGGAAACATATACCTTAGTATCAGTGCCTACATTGCCTATCTGTATATTGATATGCGTTTGTCGGGTGCCTCCTGATACAATATTGTCCTTGGTTTTAGTGCCTTCTCCCGTGGTGGCAGTAGTTTCTCCCGTAATAGGACTTATCCCTGGCGTAGGACTGCTTTCGGTTTTCATACCCAGCTTGCCCATTAGCCCGTCTTTTACCTCCTTAAAACTTTTAAACTCTAAAGAGTCCCCTATTTTACCAAAGGCTTCTTTAGCTTTAGCCCCTGCCTCGCCTGCCTTCTTATATCCTTCAGTTACCGATTTGGCACGCTCTTGCAAGTCGTTTTGTATCTTGGCAATCATCGCTTGGTTCTCGGAACTATCGCCTAAACCAACCGCTTCTTTGAATTTATACCAAGCGAGCTTACAGGCATCTATACCCGCCATAAAAGCATTAACAGCTGTATTCCAATGAGCTTTATAGGTGAGTATAAAGGCTTCCCATATATACTTCATACCTTGTACAGTGTTATCCCACGCTTTGCCCCAACCACTTACACCTACAATGCAATAAGCAATGATAGCAATAAGTGCTATAATACCCGCTATTATCCACGTAATAGGGTTGGCTAAAAAAGCAAGGTTTGTCTTAATCACTGCCCAGGTGAGCCTATTTTGCCAAGCGGTAGCAATAGCCGTATAGGTGTTGTGTAGTATCATAGCTGTTGCGTATACTCCTATAGCTCCTGCTACGAGAAGCACCACGGGGTTAGCCTCTTGAAACTTCTGAATGAGCCAGCCTATGCCTCCTCCTATACTTGAAAATATAACTGCCATAAGGTCTACCAAGGGACCAAGTATAGGGCTAATAACCTCATACACTTTTAGCGCAAGCTCGGCGATAGAGTCCATCATCTTGTTGAACTTACCGCTGAGGGTTTGTCCCGCCTTTTCGGCACCTTGGTAAAATAGCCCTTGTTTATCCGTCGCCCATTCAAAGGCTTGTGCCAACTCTTGCGCCGAAATACCTCCTTTACTCATTCGCTCTTTGAGCTGTGCCATACTCTCGCCAGTGCGTTCACTAATCACCTGTAAGGGGTTGAAGCCCGCGTTTATCATCTGCATTAAGTCCTGCCCTTGTAGCTTGCCAGCTGAAGTAGCCTGCGCAAAAGCAAGTGATAGGCTCTTCATCTTTTGAGCATCACCCATAGCAATATCGCCGATGTTCTTTAGCTTGCCAAAAGCAAACTCAGAGGAAAGCCCGAAGGACATCATCGTCTTTTGTGCTTCAATAAGTCCCGCCTTGTCGTAGGGTGTTTTTACCCCATAATCAGATAGCTGGGCATATAAGGCTTTGGCTTTTTCTACATCGCCACGAAGCAAAGTAGTAATATTAGCTTGTTGCAAGTCGGCTTCCATACCCTTTCGGATACTTCCCCCTATCACGGCTCCCGCCAATATAAGAGGGTTGGTAGCCAAACCAGGTAGCCCTGCCATTGCCTGAGAGAACCAAGAGCGCAGACGACCGCCCGTGTTGTTTTGCAAGTGGGTAACCTGCCTTTCTAAGCGGTTGATTTCCCTATTATAAGTGCGAATGGTTGTAAGCCCATTAGCAGGCAACAAATCACGCTCAGCACGCAATAGATTAATCCGACTTTGCAAGGTGCTCACCGAAGAGCCCATTTGGCTAAACTCTTGCGACACCTGCCTTTGTAGGCGTTCCAAAGAGCCAAAGCGGTCAAGCATCGCATCAGTAGTGATATTGATGCGTTGCAAGCGGTCGCTTACCATATCGCGTAAGGACAAGGTATATTGTAACAAGTCTGCCATTGGTGATTATTGTTCCTTTTCTTTTTGCCGAAGCCATTCTAATTCTTTTACTCGCATAGCCCACTGGGTATCGGTGAGGTCGTCGGGATTGGTAATTCGCATATAGTAACGCAAGGAAGCGTTAGTGATACGAAGCCAATCCCGCCCCTCGTCTATTTCCGCATCACTTAGAGCTTTTCCAAGGTCGCCTCTTTAATCTGTATAAGGTCGGGTAGCTTGCTACTGGCGGCGAGGAACAGCGCATCGTCTGTTTTAATCTCCTCATCACCACCCAACCAACAGTTGTTGAGTACTACCTCATTAAACTTTAGCGGATCTTTAGTTGCCAAAGTAGAGGCACAACTAAGGGTTTGTCGGTCGGGCGTACGCAAATACGCCTTTTTGTCTTCAATATTCAGTACATAAATATCGTTGTACTGCTTTTTCCATTCTTCTATTTGTTCTTTAGTTATCATTTTAAACTGCTTTTAAAAGGTTTTTAAAGTGCAAGCCACACAAGCATTTTGTTATTGTTTAATTTGTTAGGCTTGGCGTATTACATCTGTAAATATAATGGGAAGCTCCATAATCATATTCTTATCGCCTTGCTTCATTCCTTTTTTCACTTCGGTAAATTCAACGTGCTTGAGAATATCAGTAACTATCTGTCCGCCGTCCAAAGGCACGTAGGAAGCCACAAGGTCAAAACTAAGGCTAAGTATATCGTTGTTTGGGGCATCGCGGGTCATTGCTTCTGCCTCGCTCTGCCAAAGGCTTATTTTACCCTCATAACTACGGTTGCCCGCCACCACTCCGTGAGGTTTGCACCCGCGCCCATAAAGAAAGTCTTTCTCTTGTTTCTCGGTGTACTCCAACTCTGTAACTCCTATGATAATGCGCCCGCCAAAGACGATAGAGAGGTTACACCACGCATATTGTTTGCTGTCGAATGTTGCCATAATTTGCTAATTTTCTAATCTACTAATTGACTGTTGTAGTAAAACCGATGTTTACCTCTATAAAGTCGGCATAACCTACGGGTAACAGTTTGATACCTATCACCACTTTACCTGTTTGTAGTACACGTTGTTTTGGATCTATATCAATCTTTACAGCTGAAAGCTCGCCCTGCGATACCATTTGGCTTTGCAAGGTACTCTCAAGTTTGGTTTGCCAACCTTTGATAATAGCGGGGTGAATACTGCCATCTTCGGATAGTAACACCTCGTCGCTGAGTTCCTCAACCAATACCCCATAACTTAGGAGCATTGCCTTGTCCATTACTAAGCCGTTACTAAGGCTTTTAAAGTCGTCGGTGGGCTTGGTAAGGGTATTATCGCCCGAAAAGTAGTATCCCGAACGCCCTACAAAGGTGCGAAAGAAGATATACCCTTTGTCGTCAAGCGCGTCCCATTGGTCGGCTTTGCTGTCGATAGTCGTGCCGTCAGTAAAGTATGCTACCAAGGGTAATACGCTGCCGTCCTTCACGCGGTGAATTTTGCGCTGTACGGGTATTTTGGTTATTTTACCTAAAAATAAACCAACTGATGCTTCTTTCTCCTTATCATCATTTCCAATAAAACAAGCCACTTTGTTGAGTTCGTTTTCGGAGAAATTAGTAAGGTCGGCTACTTTGCCGTTCCAACTGTTGCCCGATACAACTATCCTAAAAGGCATATACTTCTTTTCAAAGTGCTGGGCAAGGGCTTGTCCTTTCACTACGGCTGTCTGCACATCGGCGTCTAAGCCTGCGGTGATGGTCTCACTGCCAGTTGCTTTTTTTACTACCCCAAGCACGCGGATAGCCCCTTTGGCATCAGCTATGAGAGTTGGGGCAAAAGCACCGTCTTTGTCGAGCATTGCCGTCATAGTAGTGGCATCTGATACGAGCATTACCCATAGAGGGGTACCCGTAGGGGCTTGGTCATAAAACGCTTTGATATGCTTGTAGGCAAAGGCGTTTTCAGTTTCTGAAATTCCCAAAGCTACAGCTTCTTTAAGCGAGAAGATTTGGTACGACTTGCCCAATTCTACTTTATTGCTCACCGTAACTCCCGTTGTGATAAGCCCAGTAGTTTTTTGTATAGCCGTAGTTCTGCCTAAGCCGTCTTTGGCAATATTGAATAATACTTTAGGTAATGGCATTATTTTTTAGGTTTAAAAAAGTTGAATTTTGAAGTATCTGTTACAGTCTCACCTTCAGAGTCTGATTGTTCAGTTTTGTCTGGTGTTTCTGTTACTACTTTATCTTCTACCTCATTAGTATAGCTATCTACAGTGCTATCCTCTAAGGTTTGTGCGTGGTTTTGCGCATCTTTCTTTAGTAAAAAGAGGAAGCCATCGGAGGTAGCAAAGAGTTCTTCTGTCGCTTTGTTTTCCTCAAAATATTGTTTTGCTTTTTCTGCTGTTGTCATTGTATTCTGTTTTAAAGTTAATATAGGAGTAGGGTGAGGTATGGATACCATTGAACTCGTCCGCTCACCCTACTATATTCCTATAAGATAGCTCCTAAGAATTTAGGTGTTTTAGCGCGGATAACTCCTACTAAGGCACGTTGTGCAAAGGAAATAGCATCGGCTTGTAGACCCGCATCACGTAGAGTGGCATACATCTTTACATCGCCGAAGCAACGGAACACTTCACTTGTTACCCACATAAATGAAGCGCGTTTGTCGCTACTTGCCTTGACAGCTCCAAAGGGTTTTTTCTCCTTAGTAGTACCGTCATAGAGTGGGTTTTGACTGTATTGGAATACGTTTATTCCATACATTTGTTTTTCGTTCATAATATCCTTGTACAAACGCTTGTCCTCCTTACGAATACGGGCAAAGTGCTCAGGAGTGAAGCAGATGTTCACGCCCTCAACGATGTCTTTTTCCTCCATAAACTGCTTAAGGTCAATAATGGCGTCTATTATTGAGTCGCTACTGGTAAGGGCAAGTACCTTATTCCATTCGTTGTCCTTTTGTGGTGCCCACGCCCAGGCGGCACGCTTGCCTAAATTCTTAGCAAGAGAAGCGCGGTGGCGTTGTATCACACTGGAGCGTTTGTCATAAGAAAGCTCAATTTCCTGCAATTCACGGTGTAGGGTTTGTTCAGTAGAATAGGTTTTAAGTACCACTTCGTTAGCTATATCGTCAATAGTAGCTACTGGCAAAGCTGAACTGGAAGAGGCAAAATAGTCTTCGTGGACTTGTGGCTCTACGCCTGCTTCGGCAAGGTGTAATTTGTTGTTTTCTACGTACTGTGATAAGTCGACACTTTTATATAAAAATGAGTCGTTAGGGATAGGGTTTTCTTTAATGCCTGCTATCCATACTTCGGTTTGAAGCCCCTCCATTGCAATACCCTTAAAGAGTTCTGGGGCTATGTACTGGGCTACGGTGGAAGTTGCCACGATAGTTGTAGCCACCAAGGGTACTGAGGCACCCAAAGCTGGGGCGATAAAAAGGGAGGCAAGGAATGCCAAAACCACATTAATACATAATGCTTTTAGTGATAATTTCATACTGTTTTAAATTGTTTTTAAAGGGTTATTAAATTACTTTTCGTCGTAGCGTACCCCATCGGCGTACTCTTTAGCTAAGCGGGCATACTCTTCGGGTTCCTTGTCTCGGATAGCTCGGAGCCTTTCGGGGTTTTTCTTTTGCAAGTAGTCAAAGCTTTCATTGGCTGTACCTGTTGGTTTTGCACCTGCCCCTAACACTACCTCACGCACTGTGTTAGCCTTTCCTTGCTGTGTATTCTCAGCTTCTTTGTCGGCTACAAGTTTAGAGATTAAGGCTTTTTGCCCGTCAAAATCTGCTTCAAACTGTTTTAGCTGACTTTCTTTGAGGGCTTGTGGGATAAGCCCTAATTGTACGGCTTTATCTACCAAGGTTGTAGCTTCGGCAGTGCGAGTTTCGCTAATTGTTTTTTTCAGAGCCACTACTTCGGTTTCTGCTTTTTCTTTGTCTGTTTTGAGGTTATGTAGAGCACTAAGTACTGCTTCCTCTTTTGAGTTTTCGCCCATACCAAGGGCAAGGGCTATCACTTTAATGTCCATATTGTTTGATGTATTAGTTACTATTTTTTTGAGTTGAAAGGGCTTGCCGTCTTTGGATAGCTTGAGGGCATTGTCGTTGCCTCCTATATCAACAATGGAGATTTCCACGAGCTTACAAGCGGTTACGGTTTCATATACTTGTCCTTCTAAAAGATGATGCGGATCAGCAGATACTTCTTTGATTTCGGCAAACATTGAAGCCATACGTATATAGCCACGTTCTACTTTGCCAGCTATCTTCTTAGCAAACTCGTCTTGCTCGTCAAACTCTACTTCAGCTATAAGGGTAGTCCCCTCTTTGTAGAGCCTTGTACAACGCCCTATGACTTCACTACCCTTATAAGCATTAACACCTCTTTCGTGCATAAAGAGTACGACAGGGTTGCGCATATATTGTTTGTAGTCAATACCGTCAGTAAGGATACGGTAGCCATAACTATTTACATTTTCGGTATTGATGATAAATTGGTGTTTCATTATTAGCAAATTGGTGTTAGTTCATCACTTAATTCTGGTGCAAAATTCAGTAGGTTTTAGCAGGTATAAAAATCGGCAAACAAACCTTGTACTGAATTTGCCCAAACCTTGTACTGAATTTGCCCAAGCGTTGGGAGCTAATTTCGCTACCTACTTTATATATATGACCTTTGCACTGATAAAACAAAGTATATAATGGAATTTGATTTGAAAGAACTCACAGCGCGGGCTTTTTTGGACTATGTAGGTCCAGCATTTCCCTCGTGGTGGGCTAATAACAAAAAGAAATATGTACTACCGAGTCTCTCCAATATTAGTGAAGCACGTAGCAATGGTAGCCAATACTTTATGACCTTTAAGGTTGCCGACAAAGCAGGCGTGCAAACGCTTTTTCCAAACGAACCTTTGGTGAGCTTTTCACTCACTAAAACCATTGTAGAGACAGCAACGGTAGGCAAACACCGCAGAGGTAAAGTAAAAGAGTATATCGCTACTGAAGACTGGCAAATTACCATTAAGGGGCTTTGTATAGACACCAACAACCCCGACTTGTACCCTACTGCACAAGTACAAAGCATTAACCGCTTGTTTGAAAAGAACGAAAGTCTGGAGGTTATAGGCAATAAACTCTTTACCCTTTTTGATATTCGTAACATTGTTTTAAAAGATATTAGTTTCGAGGCTATGGAGGGCAAGGAGGGCATACAGAAGTACACCATCAAAGCCGTGTCAGATATGGACTTCTATGCCGAGTTAGACGAAAAGAGAACACAACTTAACAACTTATACTAATGTTTGTATTACAAGCAATTATCAAAATAGGGGATTACACCTTCAAAGCTGTACATAGTGTGAAAATCACCAAATCGGTAGACGAGTTAGCCGACACCTGTACGATTGAACTTCCTACCCATTTTAAAGTAGCTAATGGAGGTGATAGCCTCTATACAGAAAAGGCTATCAAAGCAGGTGATAAGGTGAGCGTTACCCTTGCTTATGAGGGGGTATATAGCGGGGTGGAGTTTGAGGGCTATGTAAAAAAGGTCAAGCCAAGCATTCCCGTGAGCATAGAATGCGAGGACGCTATGTACTTATTGAGGCGCAAGAACATCAATAAGTCGTGGCAAAATACAACTCTTAAAGAAGTATTGCAGGAGGTAGTGAAAGACACTCCTATTACTTTGGCTGATAATATCCCACAAATGCAGTTAGACCAATGGCTCATTCGCAATGCCAATGGTACGCAGGTATTGGATAAACTCAAAGAGGAATTTAGGCTAAGTATCTTTATTAACGATGAGGGCAAGCTATATGCAGGGCTTTCGGAGCTTACTAATATAGGGCAAACAGCACGCTATGACCTCAATTACAACATTGTGGCGAACGACTTGGAATATCGTACCAAAGACGAACGTAAGCTAAAAATACGATATACCTACATAGATAAGAACAACAAAAAGAAAACTGTAGAGGAGGGTGATCCCGATGGTGAGCTAAGAACCTTTCACACCTCTGTGGTGAGCGATGAGGCTAAGCTACGAGATATGGCAAGAGCGGAAATGGAAAAGCTAAAGTATGACGGCTTTGACGGCTCTATAACGAGTTTCTTAGTACCCTACGCCACGCGAGGTATGCAGGCGCAACTCATAGACAAAGAACTGAAAGATATAGACGAGCGGTACTTCATTAAGAAGGTAGAAACTACCTTTGGGCGCAATGGAGCACGCCGACAAGTAACCATAGGAGCAAGATTATGAGTATAGATAGAGAATTAGCTGAGGGGCTTCGTAAGTTAGGCAAACGCAAAACCCCTACTATAGCTGTAGAAGTGGTATCAGTAGACAAAACGCAAGGTACGTGCGTGGTGAAAGACGATGAGCTACAATATACCGTGCGCTTGGCTTCTGTAATTAACGATAATGCCGAGCGGTTTTACCTCTTTCCAAAGGTAGGAAGTAGCGTGCTGATTGCTTCGATTGGGGAGGACGAAAACCGATACTATGTAGTGGCTTATAGCGAGATTGAGAGCGTGAGCCTACAGATAGAAGATACTCAGCTTACCATAGACAAAGCGGGGATACACCTGCAACGGGGTGAAGTAGATTTTAAAAGCCTTTTAAACGAGCTTTTAAACGAACTTAAAACAGCTATCATACAAACCCCTGCTGGAGTTGGCAACTTTGCTCCTAACAATGTGACAAAGTTTGACGAGATTAATAACAAAATAAATGAATTACTACAATAGATATGGCACGACTAACCGCCGTTGAGGCAGATTACAAAAAATCACAAGCTAAGGAGCTTTTTGCCAAAGGCTTTAGCATTGCCAATATATCGGAAATGATAGGCATTGGTATTAAAACGCTTGGCAAATGGCGAGAGGAGGGCAAATGGGATGATGAGAAAGAATTGCAAACGCTCAAGCCCTCAAATATTCGCAAACTCACGCTTAAGTGTGCGCAGGCTATTGAGCGAGGTGAACCCTTGCCCTATAAGGCGGATGATATTACTAAGATTGTTGCCGCCTTTGACCGCATTACCGACTATAACAAGATAGCAGTATACACTATGGAGAGCCTTGACGGCTTCTCTAACTTTATCTTAGAGAAAGCAGGGCAAAGTAGCGGTAAAAAGCGTGAAACCTATATGAATACCATTAAAGAGATACGCCCTTACTTTGATATGTATATAACCGAATTATTACAAAAAGGAGATGACTAAAACAGAACTCAAAGAAGCCAAAGAACGCTATTTTGCCAAATCAAAAATGATTAGGGAACTTACCTACGAGGCTATACAGAAGGAAACAGCCGACGAGCAGGAAGCACGTATCAAGCGACTTTTAAAGCCAGAAAACTATGGTGAGTTTTTTGACTACTATTTTGGCTTAGATAGTGGTTTGCCTTTGGGCGATGCTAAAACACCTAAGTTTCATATTGACGATTATATAAGGCTATACAAAGACCCTTATATCCGTCAGTTTAGAAAGAAGTTTAGGGGTGCAGGTAAGTCTATACAGTCGAATGTGGGCAATATATGCCACCTCAAGCAGAATAACCTTACTTTCTTTCCTATCCTCATAGGGGCTAACGAGGGGCTTGCTAAAATACTACTATCCGACTTACAAGCACACCTTGAAAACAATCAGAAGTTTATCAAGGACTTTGGGTTGCAACTCTCTTATGGGGATTGGTCGGATGGTGATTTCCAAACAACAGATGGCAAGCACTTCAAAGCCTTGGGACTTAACCAACCTTTCAGAGGGTTGCGTTTTGGTATGTATCGTCCTGACTTGGCTATTTTGGATGATATAGAGGACTTAGACCGTGCCAAACGCCCCGATATGATAGAGAAGTACGGCAAAAAAATAACGGGCGACTTGGTGAAAGCCTTTCACCGCAAACGGGGTAGGCTCATCATCAATAACAACTATATTGTCAAAGATGGCATATTAGACTATCTATACGACAAGTGGAAAGATAGCCCGCACCTGCACGACTCGGTTACGAACCTTGCCACGGTGAATATCACCCGAGAGAACTATATGGATGTAGAGTGGGAACCCTCGTGGAAAGAACGAGATACTAAGGAGGATATTATCCGCATTCTGCTCAACGATGACTACTATACCTCTCAGCGGGAGGATTTCAACAACCCTATTGAGGAGGGCAAGCTCTTTAAGGCGAAAGATATTGCCTTGGTACGCATAGCCGACAATGAGGCGTGGGACGGCTTGCTTGACCATTGGGACTTATCCTACACCGCTACGGGCGACTATAAAGCGGGGGTACTCATTGGCATCAAAGGTATTAAGCTGTACGTGTTGGAGGTATTTTGCCAAAGGTGTGAACTTAATGCAGCTATGGAAGTGCGTGCCCAATGGGTGAAAAAGTACCTTAAAAAAGGCTTTAATACTATGGGCTTCTTTGATGCTACTATGGCACAGAAAGCCGTCTATACACCTATTATTATGCAGAGTGCAGAGGACAACGCTTGCCCTAATATCCCTATTGGTCTGCACCAAGAGGGCGACAAGCACAATCGCATTTCGGCGGGTATTACCAATGCTCTTTTCCGTAAGATATTGTACTGGGACGAGACTTTGCCCAAGCGTTCAGAGAAAGACTACAACGCTTTTATTAAGCAGGTGCTTTCCTTTGAAAAAGGAACGGCTTCAAACGATGACGCCCCTGATACCTTAGAGCGTGCCATTACCCTTGCCCAACAGTATTTTGGCTATTCGGAAAACCCTTTACAAAGCGGGCGACCTTTTATTGCTAAACACAAACGTAGAACTATATGAGTACTCCGAGAAAAGAACTATTTGTAAAAGTAAAACAAGCCCTTGCTACTATTGAAGGCATTGAGCTCATCGACCTGCAACGCGGTCAGTTTGACAACCCCGAAAATGGCTATCCCGAAATATGGACGGCTGCACTCATTCAGGTAATGCCTATTGCCTACGAGACAATGACCCAACACGTACAAGAGGGCGAGTGTGAGTTTCATATCGACTTCTATTGTAAAGATGGCTGGACAGACCAACACTTAGGAACTGCTGATGGTGAAGAGGGGCTTATGGAACTGGATATATTGGACAAAATCACCGATACCATACAATTCCTACAAGGCGAACAATTCAAACCCGTACAGCAGGTGCGTGAGGAGGAACTCCGCCTAAGTGATGACGGCATTATGAGCTATCGCATTACTTTCTCCACCCGCATTTATAGGCAAACACCCTACCCCTACAAGCCTAAGAAACTCAAATTAAATATGATTTAAAATGTATTTAACAAAAGACGAACTCAAAACCGTAGCCACTAAGGAGGTAATAGATCTTATCACCCAAGGCGATGAGCAAATAGTAACCCAAATCATTGCCGAAAGTATAGACCTAATGGCTTCTTACCTCTATAAGTATTACGATACAGAGGCTATTTTTGCCAAAGAGGGTGACGAGCGTAGCAAAATACTACTGAAGTACCTCAAAGATATTGTTATCCACGAAATCTATATAAGGCGAAGTAAAACCCTCAACCAAGTGGCAAAGCTCCGCTATGATGAGGCGATGCTATGGCTTGAGAAAATAGCCAAAGGCGAAATAGAAGTCGCCCTACCCAAGCGCCTAAAAGACACCGATGGCGACGGCACCCCCGATACACCCACCCCTTTTATGAAGCTTGGAGGGCGAAAAACCTATAAAAACCACTGGTAGCGGTGAGCCACCGCAGGCAGTTAAAACAAACAGACTATGCCTAACAACAACTTTACAGAACTCCGCCGAAAGCTCGAAGCCCTCGCACGCTTGGTAGCTAATGATGTCCCCATTGTTCTTAAAACAGAAGGACTCAAGTTTATTCAAAAGAACTTCCAAGATGAGGGGTTTAATGATGAGGGCTTACAGAAGTGGCAACCTCGCAAAACTACCGATACACGAGGGCGAGACCTTACTCGTTACCGCTCGGATAGGGTAGGCAAAAAGGGCACCCTTACCCCCTTTGGCAAGCGTAACCAGGGACGTGCTATCCTTACAGGATACAACTCAGGAGGCAACAAGCTGCGCAATTCATTTAGGGCGCGTGTAGAGAAAATGAAGGTTACCTTCTACACCCATAAGGAGTACGCCCGTAGACATAATGAGGGATTAGAGGGTATGCCTAAGCGACAATTTATAGGCGACTCTAAAACCTTATTCAACAATATCAAAAAGGAAATAGACCGTTTATTCAATCAACTACAATAATGGCAAAGCAACCCCATAAACAACGTATAGAAAAGAGTGTTACCCTTAGTGGTAATGCCCTTAATAAAAAGGTACATTTGGGCAAAAATACGGCTCAAAACATTCAGCAGGTAACCAATTTAATGGTGGACATCATCAAAAGACAACGCAGGCTATGGCGTACCGAACTCAACCATTGGCACTCGGCACGTTATGCCCGCTATAGTGTGGACTACCCTCGTACTTACCCATTGGAGGAGGTATACCAAGATGTACTCCTCGACGGACACCTAACAGGGATCACCGAAAACCGTACTTTGCGAACTACCAATAAGGACTACGTTATCGCTATCGATGATATTAAGGACGACACTCTAACCGAGTATATCAAGGACAAACAATGGTTTGAGGACGTGATCGAGTTTGCTCACCAAAGCATCTATCACGGGCATTCTCCTATATGGCTCAAAGAGGTAACAAAAGGCGAAATCAAAGCCGTAGAACTTATTGATAGGGGCTTGGTAATCCCCGAAAAGCACGTACTTTTAAAAGACTACGATGCTACCACTGGCATAGACCTACGAGATGTGGAAGAGGTAGTTTTAGTAGCACGATTCTACAAGCATTCGGGCTTGCTCGAAAAGGCTACTCCTTATGCAATCCTAAAGCGCCATTCGTGGGGTTCGTGGGACGAGTTCGAGGAGCTTTTTGGTATTCCTATACGTATAGCTAAAATTGCTTCGCAGAGTGATAGTGTGAAAGAGGAAGTTGCCCAGTGGTTAGAGGAAATGGGTTCAGCTTCGTATGGTGTTTTTCCTATTGGTACAGAAGTAGATATCAAAGAGAATAGCAAAGCCGATGCTTTCCAAGTGTTTTACCGCAAAATTGAAGCCTTAGACAAAGAGCTCTCCAAGCTCGTACTTCACCAAACAATGACTACCGAAAACGGCAGTAGCAAAGCACAAGGCACAGTACACGAGAACACACTGGAAGAGGTTGTCTATGCCGACGAAAAGAAGATGTTAGCTTTCCTCAATAACCAACTTTTGCCCGCTATGCGTGCCATTGGTTATCCTATACCCGACAATGCCAAAATAGCAGTAGAGAAAACTACAGACCCTAACAAGCAAATCAGTATAGATGGCGTACTCTTAGGGCGTGGCTATGTCCTTACCCAAGACTATATAGAGCGCACCTATGGAGTGGAAATAGAAAGTATGCCTACCTCTACCTTTGGAGGAAGTAGTGAGGGCGAGTTAAAAAAAGCCTAAGCCTACTCAAGTTACACTATCACACCCATTGTTGCCCCAAGCACGAGCCTATAAAGCTCAGCAAGGAAGACAACGACTTGAGTAGGCTCATTGAGGGGTACATACGTGAGGCTTTTGAAAATCGTAGTATTAGTGAGTCGCAAAGCAAAGAACTATGGCAATACTACTACAAACACCTAAATAAAGCCTTAGCAGAGGGCTACAACCCTACTATTGAGGAAACCAATACCGAACTGGTAACCTCACTAAAGCACAACCTTGCGCGCTTCTCGGCTTTCAAAGAAACGAGCTTTAAACAGCAAATAGAAGCCTCTTTAACTAAAAATGGTAAGGTGCTGTCGTGGCAAGAGTTCAAGGCAGAGGCTAACAAACTGAATATAGAATACAATAGGCGTTGGTTACAAACCGAGTATAATCAAACAGTAGCCAATGCCTTATCGGCGCAAAAGTACGAGGAGTATATAGCCAATAAGCGCATATACCCTAACCTTACTTATCACGCGGTACACGATGAGCGAACCCGCGAAACACACCGCGCCTGGGACGGACTCACATTACCCGTAGAACATTCCTTTTGGAAAACACACCTACCCCCTAATGATTGGGGTTGCCGTTGCTACGTAGAGCCTACTGCTGACCCCGTAACAGAAGGCGTACGTACAGAAGATATACCCATAAAAGAAGCCTTTGCTAACAATCCCGCTCTTTCTGGTGAGATATTTCCAGTAATACCTTATGCCAAAGGAATGAGTGAAAAAGCCGTTAAGGAAGTAGAAAAGCAAGTGGAAAAACGACTTAAAAAGGAGAAGGCTAAAGCTAAAAGAGCAGAGGAAACGTGGCAAACCATACCTACTGAAAAGGGTACGGTGAGGGTAAGTTCATTACACGGTAAAGATGAGAAAGCCGAAAATGTAGAAATAGCCTCTTACTTAGCTAATAAATATGGCTATGAAATAGACCTTATAGAAAAGTCTAACATACCAGGGGTGAAAAGTGCTGATACGTTTAATAAAACATTGGAGATAAAGCAGGAGTACAAAAGGTGTTTTACACCAACCACTGACGCTATTAGTAAGGCAATACGAAGTGCTAAAGATCAAGCAGATAATATTGTTTTAGATATAAAGTCAGATATAGATAGATTTGCGTTACAAAACGCTATTAATGAAAGAGTAAGGCGCTCCAAAAGTATAAAAACTGTTTGGGTAATTAAGGGTAATTTTGATAAGATGTATACAAGAGAAGAAATATTATCAAAAGACTTTCAAATTAAATGGGACTAACCTCATTATTTCATAAGGTTAGTCCCAAGTTCAGGGCGTGGAGTTTTCTTATGTAGCCTCCTCACCACTGCAAAAGTACAACTATTTTTTAAACTACCAAAACTATTTTCAACTTTCTGCATAAATCCCCTCATAAGAAATGATAGCTTCTACAGTACGAGGGGATAAAAATACCCTACCTGCTACCTCCTCAATTACGGCATCTATACGCCACTGGGGGTACTTGTTTGTAAGCTCACCAAAGAGCTCACGTATCTTTTCATTACGCCTCTGTAGGCGTTGTTTGCGTTGTTTCTGACTGATAAGTTGCATAGCACAAAGAGAATGGAGTTTTATACTGCAAAAGTATGGCATAATTAGTAAATATGCAAATTAATGAAACGAGCCAATTAGCAAATATAATAGTGCTAATTGGCTCGTTTTTTTATTGCTTGTTGTCCGTGTGGCTCACACCTCCCAACGTTTTTGGTTTAGGTAGGTCTCGGCGTAGGGCATTGCGGTGCCGTCCAGCTTCTTTTTAGACTTTTCTTTCTCTATCCCTATGAAGGCTTTGATGACCTCTTCGGGTTTGAGCTTGTCGAACTTCTTTTTGGCAACTGCTTTAGTGCCGATTTTGCCGTATGCCTCCCAGAAATCTTCAAAAGTTACAGATGCGGGGACTTTTTCTATGGTGAAGTGCTTCCTAAGAGCCTCATCGTTGGCAAGTGTTTGTATTCGCTCTTCGGTGTAGGGCAGGCGGTCGGGGTGGAAGAGCCAAAGCCATTGCTTAATGGTAAGGGGTTCGCCAGTGTTTTCAAACACTCTTAAATTGCCGTTTAAGTCGTATTGAAAAACGTGCTCGGAGGGAGTGTTTTTTGCTTTAAAAAAGTAGGTATTTTCCATAGCTATGCTAATTGTTCGTTAATATCATAAGTGATTTGCAGAAGGGTTTGGCGTTCGTATTGTCCGTAACATTCCATCGTAAGGATGTATCCTAAGAACTTTTCTAACATATCGGCTTCGTAGAGTTTGAGCCAAAACCTGCGTTGTTTTTGCGTGGTAAAACCCATATAAAAGCGGGTGGCTTTGAGGGTTACCTCGCGCATTATGCTGTAAAGTACACGTTGCTCACGGTTGTTGAATAGGGGTTGCCCTATGAAGGTGGCGCGGGCAAGGACTTCGGCTTGGTCTCGTGATAAGGTAAGGGCGATTTTCATATCTTATAATGTTTGCAATTCTCTATTATTTTTAGTGCTAAGTCTTTGCGAGTTTGGCTATAGGTTTCACCTACAACACGAATACTCTTTAAAAAGAGCTCATTATGATAGAAATAGCTTACAGTTTCTGTTAGATATTCTGAAATTGATAAAATATAACCTTTTTCTCTAAACCAATCAAAGACATCATCCCACACTGGTACGGAAATACGATTTTTGAATATGTTGTGATTGCCTATGTCGGTGATGAGTGCTCCATTACGTTTGTAAATATGTGTCTTTAGACTATCATAAGTATAAGGCTTACTACTTGCCATTAGTTGTTCATTGGTGTAATATACGCAAGCCTTGTCAAACCCTATTTCTTTGAGTTTTTTGGCAATGTCGAGGGGGACAAGCCAAGTGGGGTATTGTTCTATTTTCATTTGTTTTTATATTTTAATTAAGTAAGCGGGCATAAGGATAAAATTGCTAAACTCAAATCCGCATAGGTGATGTTTATCTTTTTCTGAGTATTGTGCAAAGGAGATATTAAGAGGTTTGCATCGGGGGAACTCTTCATTGAGTTCTTTGGCTTTTTCAATGATGTATTCTTTTATTTTGCTTAACTCCTTTGCTTGGTACAGTTCACCATCCATTTCTCTGAGAAAACAAGAGAATTGCCCTTGCAACTTGTTCTTGGTTTGTATGCCACCGACTAAATGGCAATAATAATGTGTCGGTATTTCTTTCATTTTAAATAGTTTTTAAAGGGTTATTTTAAATATAGACCTGTGGTTACTTGTTGGTTGTATTTACCGCCTTCAACTCCGTATAGAATGGATAATCTCTTTATTTCCTCTTCGGTAAGAGATTTGGATTTTTTTTGTTCTGGATGATAGATACCTGAACGAATTATATATAAGCTAAAAAAGGTTTCTTGCATTGCCTCACGGCGTTTATTTTTAGTTTTAGTAGTTCGACAGCGGTTCACTACAGGTAAGCCGTGTTGGCGCCATTGTTGGTTTAGATGTGGTTTGAAATAACCATAAGCACTATCTAATGTTACCCAATCTAAGTAAGGCATCTGTATTGCTATCTCTTTTACACCACTATCTTTAATGCGATAGATTTTATAATTTTTCTCTTTGAAAAAGTATTCGATTAGTTGTATAAGCAACCACTCGTCCAAGTTAGAAGCATACTTAAAGTAGTATTTTTTTTCGTCTATACTATTAAGTTCGTCTTCTGAAATGTTGTACTTATTAAGCAACTTATTTAGCATTTTCTCGGCTGATTGCTGTTCTCCTGCTATGCCTCGTTTTACAAGTTCATAGACTTTTGTGATTTTTTCTTTTACTTTGTCGTTCATATTGTAATTGTTTTAGTAATTAAAAACTTTCTTTTTCAACATTTATTGTAATGTTATCTTCATTGAAGTACTTAATGATGTATATCGTCTTTCCTTCACAGAGGATAACAGAAGAGGGTAGTTTGCCAATTTGGTTGCGGAAGTAATGAAAGGTGTTGTATATGCCTTGTTTAAAATACCTCACATTTCTTTTAGCCTTATTGAGTTCCTCTTCTAACTCTTCAACTTTTTCTTCTGCTTTTATGTTCATATTGCACAAACGCAATAGCTCTTTTTTTGCTGCTTGAGGGTTTCCATTAATCCTATCGCAGATTGAGGAGTAACTTATATCATAATCGTCTATTTCCATTGTATTTTGTGTTTAAATTGTTATACATTCCACTCTTCTTTTGTTAATTGCTTGCCACAGTCCTTGCAGAATAAGGCAGTTACTTCTACCGTAACGTAGTGGGCAAGGGTTCGGCGTTCGGTATGCTTGTGGGGGCAGGTGTTTAATGACGAATGACAAATGACAAATGACGTGTCGGACGTGGCAGAACTGACAGCTGACAGCTGACACCTGACCCCTTTTTTACTTTCTTTCATAGCGTTGCTCGTTCATTTTTTGAAATATGCTATTTACTTTGCCTACTTCACTGGGAGTGAGGTTCTGGAGGCTCTTTTTGAAGGGGTTTTTGCTACTACAAAACCATTTGCCAAGGCGTGTTATATCTGCATATTTTGGGTTCGCTTGGTCGCGCCAGCCGAGTTCGTGGCATAGGGATAATAGCTTTAGGTGTTGCTTGTTTTGGGCATCGAAATAGGCGTGCATCTCGAAATGGTAACCAAGGTGCTGGGCGAGGGCGAAAAACTCATCTTCTGTTAGGTTCTTGGTACTTGGGAGCTCTCTGCCAATAAAGCTACATACAAAGTGTAGGCGGGCTTCTCTGTCCTTAAAGCGTTTGCCTAAAAGGGTTTGGAGGATACGTATTTGGTGGGGTTTTATTGTGGTTTCTTTTTTCATTTTAAAACGGTGTTTAAAAGTTATTTAAAAAGCTCCTCGCCTTAGTGGATCTCATAAGAGCGTCCTCTTATTGCCAGCGACTACTAAGGGCGGAGGAGCATCTTTTAACCGCCGAGACGGCTAAAAGTGTAGTGTTATGCGGTTGTTTGCTCTTCGTACTTTTCGTGTACTGGGAAGAGGTGCTTAATATCGGTGCCAGGAGGGAAGTCTACCGATGAGAGTGACAAAGGTATGTTACACTTTTTGCCTTGCTCGTCGAGGGTGTTGGCTTCGATATAGAATGCCGAACGCTGTGGACGATAGGCTTGGGCTATGATGGTTACAGCATCGGTGAAGGCGGGGCTGTTGAACTCTTTGGCTACACGGGTGAGTTCTAACACTCTGGAGGCTTTTAAATTTCCTTTGGCGTCTTTCTTGAGTAGGCGGTTGATTACTGAAACGAGTTTGGCACTGTCGTCGTCTTTAGCGAGTGAAGCAATAAAGTGATTTACTTTTTCAATGCCTGCATTTACGGTGTCATCCCAGTTGTCAATAACTCGGAATCCGTAGGTGATGGTGTTGCCGTGGGTATCGGTGAAGGTGTGGCTTTGTTGGTCGCCTTTTACTTCGTAGACTTCGTTTTTGGTGTCTAACAAGATTTTAAGGGCTTCAAAAGTATGCAATTTCACCTCTGCCATTTGCTCTGAATAAGTTTGCAGTTTACCGATGATTTGCGGAATTGCTTCATTGACGAGGGCTTTGTATGCTTCGCGGTTTTCATTTTGTGCTTGCTCGCGGCGTTGTAGTTCGGCTTTGAGTTCGTCGGCTGTGAGTTTACTTAAATCTACTGTCATAATTGATAATTGTTATTTGTTAATATCTTGTTACTTTGGCTTTGTATAGGGGGTGTACGGTTAGTGGTTGCCATTGTTCGTTGTCGTCTTGCCACTGTAGTTCTAAGGTGTCGGGGTCATAGCGAAAGGCGGGTGGCAGCCAGCGTTTTCGCTCTGTCCAGTCTTGTAGCTCTTGGACTAAGGCGGGTACTTTGTCGGTTTTACCTGCGCGGTATTGGCAGGTTTGCATCCGTTGCTCGAAGGTGAGTATTTGTACGAAAGTGTCGAGCGATAGGGCTTCGGTGTATGCTAAAAATCTACTATTCATAGTTGTTATTAGTTAATTAGTTTTCCGTATTTTTTGAGGTCTGCCCACCAAGTTACGTTATCGCCGCTAATGCCTTGGGGGAGGTATCGCACGGGGCGTTTTTGTTTTTTGGCGGTTTTGAGGAGCTCTTGTGCGTGCTCTCTCATTTTGCGATTTATATATTCATAGTCGCTGATTTCGTTAGGTTCTATTCTCATCTTGTGTTCGGTTTATCTTCGGTTAGTGTTCGCTTAGTGTTCGGTGCGAGCCGTACGGGCGGTTATTTTCTTTAGGAGCACACTGGGGTAGTAGTCTAAGATATTGACGGCATAAAGGCTGATAAGGTAAAGCATCTCTTCTGGGGTGTAGATGCTGATGTCTTGCCCGTAGTGTCGGTGTATGGCTTGCTCAACTATTTCGTACCATTGGTCGTCGTACCAGTTGATTAGTGTGTCGTGGCGGGTGAGGGTTTTAAGTTGTAGCCCCCGAACCCCCGAAGGGGGACAAGCTAAAAGGTGGGTACACCAATCTATATAGAACTCATAGCGGAGGTTTTCGTACTGTAGGTAGGTGAGCCCTAATTGGTGGGCGAGGGCGTGGCGATAGGTGATTTGTTGGGGTATTGTATTCATAGGTGTTAGGGTGTTTTTAAGAGTTTAAATTCGCGTTCTTGGGCTTTTTCGGCTGAGATGAGATAGGGCTCTAACTCATTGGCTCCAGTACGTGTTTTTTCGATGTAGGCTCGGAAGTCTTTTACATAAATACGGTTTTGACTAAGCCAGTAGAATTTGTTGGCAACGGCTCCTTTTGGATTCCCCTTACTGTCGGTTTGTGATATGCCAATAAAGAGGGTATTAGGAAATGCTTCGATGAGCTTGTTGTATAGTCTTGCAGGTTTTCCATCGAAGCACTCTTGTATACTGTCAATAAATACTATTTTTGGTTGCTGTGGACGGTCTAAACGTAGCATCATTTTATCAATACTTTCTTTTTGTAGGTTGTATCGTTTGTTATATTGTTTTAGCCCGTAGCGGTCTAAATTCACAAGTAGCGACTTACTTCCATACTCTTCTAAGGAGTTGTATAGTACCTTTTCTTTTTGGCATAGCTCTTTCATTAGTTGAAGGGCGTAAGTGGTTTTGCCGTGCCCTGAATCGCCATAGATGAGTAGCGTGCCACTGCGTTCTACTTCACCGAGATGGTCTGCCCATTGAGGCGATAGGTCGATAGTTTTATACTTTTTGCGCGCTAAATCTTCGTAGGTATAGGCGCGGGGTATGATTGTTTTTTCGTTATTTTCCATCATTGAGTTGTTGTAGGCGTTGCTTTTCAATTTCGGTGCGTACTTTCCTGAGGCTTCCTGCGGTGTTAGCGTACATTTGTGCAGGGCTGATAGTTGAGCCATTGGCTTGGCTTACTTGGGCTATTTGGCTAAGTAGGAAGGCTTCGATGGCTTCTTTATCAGAGGGTGGACTTACACGGCTGTATTTGGAGCCGTAACGGTCGAATATTTCGGCATAGCCTACTTTTTTAATACCCTTATTACGGTCGATTTTAGCTTGCAAACCGTCTGCTCCCATCATATACCAACCGCAAACATATTCGGTAGCATTCCAAAGGCTTTTGAGTTCCAAAAAGGCGTGGTATTCGAGGTCGCCAGCTTCGTCTAATATTACTAATGGGGTTTCAAGCTGTTTGAGGTAATACACCAAATCTTCATATACTTCGGCGTATCGTCCAGTATAGGTAATGCCAAACTCTTGAGCGATTTTGCGTATAAGTTTTTGTTTGGTTTTTACTTGAGAACAATCTATATATACGGCGTTTTTGTTTTTACTTACATACACTTTCGCGGTGTGTGTTTTGCCTATACCTGCGCGGTCGCATAGGATAGCCGAAAGCGAGCGTGTTTGGCAGGCGGTAAGCTGGCTGTAGATGTACTGAAAGGTTTCGGTCTCTACGGTTACCCAAGGGGCTTCGTCACGAAGCTGCACCTGTAGTTTGCGTGCGATGCTTATCCATTTGGCATCGGATAGCACGCCATCGCGTTCACCTTTCATTACACGGTTGTACTGGGCACCATTGATGCCAAGACTTTTGGCGTGGTGAGTGTCATAGCGGTAGTTTTGTCGGTTTTCGGCAATTGCTTGTACGATTTTTTCTTTTAGGGCTGTGGTTATCATAAGTCTAATAATGCTTTATTTATGGTTTCTACTTTTGTTTTGCTGTACTCTTGATAGTTGAGTGCGGGTGTCTCGGTGTAGTCTACTGGTGTGTAGTCTACTTCGGTAGCGGTGGGTATGGGTGTGGTGAGGCTTCCTAAGCGGTTGAGCTTTTGCACTGATTGGGTACGTACCATTTGGTCGAACTGGGTAATATAGCTCATTGCTTCAGCATATTGTTGCTCATCGTGCTGAGTCCATTCGGCATTAGCTCGGTTGAAGGTAGGCACAGGGCTACAAGTGCAAAGAAAGGCTCCGTTTTGGTATAGATACACTTCGGTAATACCGTCCTTATTAGGCAGGTAATAGGCTTCTACTTGGTAGTTGTTGGGGGCTAATAAGGTAAGTACTTGTGGGTTGGGTAGTTGGTATTTTTGGTATTGTACGGTTACATACTGACTACGGCGTATGGTAGTAGTGGTGCATTTGCCTATGTATTGGGCTAAAAGAGCTCGGTTGAGTTGTGGCAAATTAGGGTTTACGTTCTCTAAAAATACCTCCAAACGTGTCTTACCAGGGAAGCGTTGTTGGTCGGGGTGGGGTTGGTTGTTGTATAGGGTTTGCTCTTGGAGTTCCATTGCCACAATATCATCATAAGAGGCTTTGGCTTCTTTGTAATTGTTGTTGAACTCGTCGAATATCTTCTGTTGCGTGGTGCGGTTGCTATCACGGCGGGCATAGTGGCGACCTACGTTTTGGTGTCTATCTTTCTCAATGCCGTATTTTTTACCTCGTATCATTGTCTCAGCATACTTCTCTTGTGAGTTGGTAGGGTTACAGAACCGCACAAACGGAAATAGGTTGTTGGCTTTCAGTAGCCCGTCGGCAAACTCTCCCGTTAGGTGTCGTTCTACTTCTATCTGCATTGGAGTACCCAAGCCGTAGGAGGTAGTAAACTGAAACATTGAGCGGAAGCAGTCTAAGAAAAGCTCGGTGTCTTTTTTCTTGCTGTGAGCAATACCTATAAGGGCGGTGCTCATCACATCATAAGCATAGTATGCCATTACTTTGCTGCCGTCGGGTAGCTTGGTGTGCATTATATCGCGGTCATCAAGGGTTATTTTACTCATTGAGTAGAGAGGTGCGTGGCGGTGAACGTGAGGGCGCAACTTGTGACTAAAATCGTACTCTCCATTGCGGGCTTTGGCTATGATAAGCTGATTTTCGGCTTTGCTAAGCCATAGTTTTACGGTGCTTTCAGATACCTCTAAGAGGTTGCCATTCTCATCGCAAAAGTCGGTTTCTACATTAAAGAGTTCACCCGTAGCGCGGTCGAAAAGTTCTATTTCGCCGTATAGAAACTGCTTGTAAATATCGTATACCGAACTGATGTAAGGTTTATTAGGCATACAGCAGATGGATATAAAGAGGCGTTCCATAGTAGGGGTTACTACCTTGGCGTTGTCGGAGCCCTCGCCCTTGTGAATAAAGGTAGCGTAACGCTCGGTAAGGAATTGGTTGTATTTGCGTTGTAGGCTTCGTGGGTTGTTAGGTAATGAGAAACTCCACTTTTCGGGGTTTAGGGCGTTCACCGCTTCGCTGATGTTTTGCCATATTTGGGTTTTGCGCTTACCAAAGGCTTTGGCAGTGAGCGGACGGCTTTTAAGTAGCGTTTCGATGGCACCCAGTATCATAGCGGAGGTGGCTTTCTCCCTCTGCTGTGGGAGGGGGAGTGATTTGCCGTTAGGTTTGCGATGCTCGGCAAAGAAGTTGATGGCTTCGGGATCGGGTACAATATACTCTTCTAATACATTGGTAACGATGTGAGCCTCCTCGGGCTTGCCGAGCATACGCACGCAAAATTCTTTAACATTCACACCTTTCACTACGGGGAGGCTCTCAAAGGCTACCCACGCTTCATTACCTTGTCCTTTGCCCGCTTGGGTAACTTGGAGCTTACCACGCTGACTGTACGATTTGTAGGTGTTGTAGCTCATTACTTTCCAATCGTCATACAATAGGCGTGCGGGGATAGATAATATGTTATTTTGGAATGCGTACATAGTTTTGTTTTTTTTTGGCGTTTTGCCTTGCTCCCCAAGGTGATTTTGCTTCACCAGCAGTTGCTGACAGTCGTACTGACTTGGGGAAAAACAACAATAAAATCAAAATATAAAAAACGTGATGTAATGTTATTGGCAGTACTTCACTGGTTTGTGATAGTCTATTTTTTCGCGTTTCACTACCATACCTAAGAAGGTAGTGCGTATCTCTCTGCCGATGATGAGGAAGTCCTCATTAATTAGGTAAATGGTTTTTACTTTCATTTTAAATAGGGTTTAAAAGGTTTTAAATTATTCTTTTATGGGTTCCAAACATTCTACGTTGTAGATACCTACACTGTTATCGGCAAAGGTTACAATGCCTAACTCTAAATCTCCACGGGTACATACCCCCGTTAATACGCCTACTTGCCCTGTTTTACCGTAAGGGTCTGTGGTGATAAAAGGCGATACTCTTACTTTGTTTCCTACTTTCATAGCTTACTCGTTTAAAAATTCTTTTACTTTATTTTCAGAAGGGGCGACCATACTCTGGTAGTCCTTTCTGATTTTATCGGCTGAGAGGCTGGTGCGCTCTCCACTTACACACTGGCGAATGTATCGCCCAGAGAAACCGTGTTTCTCAATCAATGCATTTATTACGCTCGCATTGTACTTGTTATACTTTTTTTTCTTACTTTTGTCCATTGTTACTTATTGTTCCAATTCTGGCGCAAAGGTATGTCAAAATTTTATCGCTACAAAATATTATGGACAAAATTTTAGCACCAATTAAACAAAGAATACTTCAATATGTTGATTATAAACAGATTGAGAGGAAAAATTTTTTCGGCGAATTGAATGTTGCCACTTCAAATTTTAGAGGAAACGCTCTTTATAGCGAAGTAGGAGGTGATGTTATCGCCAAAATTTTGTCAAACCATCCTAAATTAAATGCAGAATGGTTGCTCACTGGAAATGGCGAAATGCTTAAAGGTGAGAGGGCTACAGAAGTAATAAAAACACCTCGTGTGGAAATTATTGAGCCTATAAAGGTAGAGGGGCGTAGTTTAATGCCTAAAGTAGTTGTAGTAGATGATAGAGATAATGACCGTATTCCATTAGTGTCCATAAAAGCCCAAGCGGGCTATCTTAAGGGCTATGATGATAGCAATTATATTGAGGAGCTACCTACATACAGTGTCCCAGATATGCGAAATGGTACATATCGTATGTTTCAAGTGAGCGGTTTTTCTATGTACCCCACCTTACAGGACGGTAGTTACGTAATAGGTAAATTTGTTGAAAATTGGGAGTGGTTGAGTGATAATAGGGTATGTGTAGTTGTCACAGAATGTGATGGGATAATCGTAAAGAGGGTAACAAATAGGGCAAGGGAAAAAGGGTTCCTTTATTGTAAGTCTGATAATAGAGATTACAAACATATTACTGTAAGAGTAGAGGATATAAGGGAAATATGGGAGTGTCAAGCTCATATATCTTTTGAGTTCTTAGACCCAGTTACCAACTATCAGAAAATTGCAGAACTTGAAGTGAACGTATCGGAATTGCAGGATAAGGTGAAAAACTTGGAGACACAACTATTACCCGAACATACCTAA